ATGTACCGGCGTTTTCACCAGTTGCTTGAAGTTCTACACCTAAAGGTGTGTATGTTGATGCCATAAATTATCTCCTATGCAGCGTCACTATAACTTGTATTTGATCCAGTTGCAACATCCGAATATGTATCATTCGATCCTGTCGAAACATTACTATAAGATGTATTATCTCCAGTGTCAACATCACCATAGGCAAATATATCAACGGTTCCAATACTTGTAGTTATTGATTGACCAGTTAATCCAACCTGCATATCTACAGGGGTTATGGCTCCTACGCTAGCACTAAATGATTGACCTGTTAATCCTAATCCCTCTTCTATGGTTAAAGATCCTACAGATGCTGTACTAGATTGACCAGTTGGTTGAGCAATAGCACCACCTAATCCAATTATGGATCCTTGTTGAGATTCAATTTGTTGACCAGATAAAAATACTACGTCATTTGGTATAGTTACTGTTCCTAAACTAGCGCTAAAAGATTGACCAGAAGGTGCTACCGTAACATCAACTGTTATTTCAGCAGTGCCTTGAGCAGAAGTTATTGATAAGCCAGATACTATCGCTGTATTATTAGGAGCAACAGCTGTGCCTAAACTTGATGTAAAAGATTGACCACTTAAACCAAGGGTCATATCGTTAGGTGTTATTACACCTATAGAAGAAGTTATTGATTGACCTGACAAACCAACTATCATGTCATTTACAGTTAAAGATCCAATAGAAGAAGTTATTGATTGACCTGACAAACCAACCTGCATTTGAACAGGGGTTATTGTGCCGACAGATGATGTTATTGATTGTCCTGTTAGACCTTGAGTTTGATCAGCAGGAGTTATGGATCCAACACTAGATGTTATGGATAAACCAGAAGGTTGTGCAACGGCATCTTTTAATTCGCCCCACTCATCTTCACCCCAAGATTTTGCACCCCAACCTGTTTTTAAAGTTGTGGCTTCGTTCCAATTAGCCTGATTCCAGGTTAATCGGCCCCATCCTGAAGTTACCGACATGGTCGGCCTCCTATGCTAATCTAATTATTGCGTTACTTGCGTCCGCTGTAGGGAATTCTATTTTAAAAGTTCCGTT